GATTATGTTGATGCTCAGTGGGAGAAATGGCAGGTACTAAATGAACCTGAACGTTTTGAACACATTGATACCGAGCAGCTGAAAGAAATATTGATTAAGGACCTTACGTATGCCTCACAAATGGATGTACGTGAGTATACCTTATATCAAAAGTGGTTAGAAGTACATGAGAAGTATCCTACCAGAAACATCGGCACCTTGTTTGGTGAAGATGTACAGTTGGTAGATGTTACACAAAAGAAACTGGTTGAAAAGGTTAAAAAGAATTTTTGGATGCCAGAAGGTCCAGATGATTATGATAAATTGAAACCAAAACTGGTGCTGTCAAATGGACCTTTGGCTGAAACATGGAATACAGTACGTACATTTTCTTCCACAATGAAGAACAACTCCAACATTGGCCGCAATCTGTATTACACCGTGGTTGATGAAGTTACAGACAAGTATCTTGGTGTTATCTGTATATCATCCGACTTCTTGGACTTGACTCCTAGAGACACCGCAATCGGTTGGCCGAGAGATGTTAAGACACAACAAGGTATGATTAATCATACTGCAATCGGTTCTACTATCGTACCATTACAACCATTAGGCTTTAATTACATGGGTGGTAAATTGTTGGCACTATTGTGTCTCGCTGATACAGTACAAAAAGATTGGAAAAGACAATATGATGATGTTCTTGTCGGAGTTACAACTACTTCTCTTTATGGTAACACTAAATCAAATGGCCTATCACAGTATGATGGCCTTGAACATTGGAATAAAATGGGTTTCTCAAGTGGTTCGGTTGCTTTTGAACCGTCCAGAAAAACCAGAGCAATGATTTATGATTGGGTTAAAGAGAATCATACACGTAAATATTTTGAGTGGTGGGAAGCCAAGAATCAAAAAGGTCTACCACTTAAGCGTGACCACAAAAATCGTACATTAAATTTTGCGTATGGTAAGTTAGGTATTCCAAAAGAACTTATCCGTACCGAACATCAGAGGGGAATCTACTTCTCTCCTCTGTACAACAACACTAATGAATATCTTAGGAAAGAAATTGGTGATGAACAACTGGTCAAATCATTTGATACCAGTGAAGAAACCTTGACGCAAATTTGGAAAACCAAATATGCCAAAGGTCGTATATCAATGTTGAAGAAAAAGAATAACGTATCTTATGAATCGTTGTTTTATGATGACTTGATATACTTGTCTTGGGAAGAAACCAAGGCTAAGTATCTACCACAAGTTGGCAGATAATAAAGTATACCGCCAATATACTTGACACACACACTAAGTAATAGTATAATGTGAACACTTGCGAAATGCAAGACTTTTGTTTTTTAACTTTGTCATTAGGAGATTATTATGACTACCAAACTTTCTGCGAAAGAAAAGATCCTCAACTATTTGAGCAAGACTGAGGGTTACAACACTCTCTCCACAGCACAAGCTCGTGCTCGTTTCGGAATCCAAAATGTTTCCGCACGTATTGATGAATTGCGCCAAGAAGGCCATGTCATCTACACTAACACCAAAACCCGTGGTGATGGTTCTAAGGTATCTGTGTACCGTATGGGTACACCAACCAAATCAATGGTTCGTACCGCACTTAAAGCTGGTTACAGCTTCAGTGCCTAATTAGGTGAATATGGGGAGGCCATGGTCTCCCTTTTTTTATTTTTGGAGAGTAAATGGAAATTTCAATTAAAAAAGAAGAACTAGCAAAGAAAAGTATTTTCGTTGCGACACCAATGTACGGCGGAATGAATCACGGACTCTATGCCAAAGCATGTCTCGATTTACAGGCCATCTGTATGCAGTATGGTGTCCAAGTGAAATTTTCATTTCTTTTCAATGAGTCTTTAATTACCCGTGCTAGAAATTATCTTGTGGATGAATTCTTGCACCGTTCAGATTGTACACATATGTTGTTCATTGACGCTGACGTACATTTTAATCCACAAGATGTTATTGCCTTATTGGCCTTAGACAAGGATGTTATTGGTGGTCCTTATCCTAAGAAGGCCATCAAATGGTCCTCTGTTAAGAAAGCACTAACTAAAAATCCGGCCATGGAAGCAACCGACTTGGAAAAAGTTACTGGTGATTATGTTTTTAATCCAGTAAAAGGTACAGACAAATTTAGTGTTTCTGATCCACTTGAAGTTTTGGAAATCGGTACCGGTTTTATGATGGTTAAACGTGAAGTATTTCCTAAATTTGCAGAAGCGTTCCCTCATCTACGTTACAAACCCGACCACGTTGGCCAAGCCAACTTTGATGGTTCACGGTACATTCATGCATACTTTGATACATTAATTGATACTATAGACTCTCCAACAGGTGGTGGTTCAGACCGTTACTTGTCAGAAGATTATATGTTCTGTCAGTTGTGGCGCAAGATTGGTGGTTCTATTTGGTTGTGTCCTTGGATGCGAGCAGACCATATCGGTACCTATCACTTCAAAGGTGATATGCCAGCAGTAGCAAATTTCGTTGGAGAAATGTGATGATTGTTGGTTTACTTGGATTCATTGGTTCAGGTAAAGGTACTGCCGGTGACATTCTTAAAGACCTTGGTTTTACTCCCGTTAGTTTTGCCAAAGGTGTTAAGGATGTTGCCTCGGAAATGTTTGGTTGGCCTCGACATTTGTTAGAAGGTGATACTGAACAGTCCAGACAATGGCGTGAACAACCAGATAAGTTTTGGTCAGAAGAATTTGGCCGTGAATTTACACCAAGACTTGCACTACAGTTGATGGGTACTGAGGTTGGTCGTGATGTGTTTCACCAAGATTTTTGGGTTATCAAACTTAAAAACTACATCAAGAAAAATGCAAATCAAAATTTTGTTATTACTGATGTAAGATTTCAAAATGAAATTGATTTTGTACACAAACAAAATGGCATCTTAATTGAGATACAACGTGGTGTTATACCGCATTGGTATGAAATTGCCTCAAAAGCAAATCGTGGTGACTGGAAAGCGGAAGAATTTATGTTGAAACAATCTGGTGTACATGAATCTGAGTGGCGTTGGATTGGTGGTTACATCGACCATCAAATTGATAATACCAAATCCCTAGAAGATTTAAAAATTAATATGATTAAATGCTTGACAACCTCTTATGGTCCAAGTATAATGAGTGAATTGAAACAAGGAGTATCGTAATGAAATTATCTAATGAGACCTTAACGGTTCTTAAAAACTTTGCCAACATTAATCCTGGCATTGAGTTTAAGACTGGTAAGAAATTGACAACTATTTCCGCAACAAAGACCGTCTTAGCTAAGGCTGGAGTTAAAGATGATTTCCCACAGGATTTCTGTATCTATGACTTGAACCAGTTCTTGTCTGTACAATCATTGTACAAAGATGGCGAGATTGATTTTGATGACAAACATGTTATCTTTAAAGTTGGTCGTAAGAAACTAAACTATCGCAAAACTGCAAAGAGCATGATTGTAACTCCGCCAGATAAAGAGTTGACATTACCTTCCGTTGATGTGGCTTTCACATTGAAAGAAGAAGAACTTGCTTCTATCCTAAAGACTGCAAGCATCCTACAATCACCTAACATTGCCATCATGTCTGATGGTGAAAAGATTTCTATCACAACCTGTGATGCAAAAGACAACTCAGCACACACCGATTCAACAGAAATTGCTGATGGTAATGGTAAGAAATTCAGAGCCTTGTTCCTCACAGAGAACTTTAAAATGATTTCTGGTTCTTATGAAGTACAAATCTCTGCAAAAGGTTTGTCTTACTTTAAAAACACCAAAGAAGATATGGAATACTGGATTGCTATTGAAGCAAAAGAGTCTGACCTATCTTTCGGAGAATAATATGACTAAAGTAAATACATTGTTTGGTTCTTTTGATGAAGACCAACTTAAAAAACTTAAAGGTTATGTTGATGAGGTTGTGTTACATATGCAACGCAATCAATCCAATAACGATGCTATCAAAGACATTGTGGATATCACCAATGATGAATTGAAAATCCCTAAGAAGATTATCAAACGCATGGCAAAAACACAATTCAAAAACTCTTTTCAAACTGAAGTTGCTGAATCAAAAGAGTTTGAAGCACTATTTGAAAGTATGAATGAGGTGAAATGATGGGTGAAATACGAACATGGTTTGATAGAGATGAATATATTGCTGTATTGAAGAAAGAAGTTCAAGTATTAAAAACTCGGTTCAACCCAAATGAAGAAGGAACAGGCCATTACAATACAGCAATTGGTGTATTAGAAAATCGTATTGAAGAAATTCAAAGTGAATTGAACTGGCCATTCCCAAATGACACAAATTGAAATACCATTCTTCTATCCACTAACGGAACAAATTCCGTTAGATTTGGATTTCACTCCAACCGAAGAATGGATTTCTGAGTGGCGCAAGAGACAATGGAATAACAGTACATTACTGACTGTTGATTCTGGTGGTACAGGTGCAACAATGTGGTCAACAGGTGCAACCATATCATCATCAATGACTTCTTTTGTTATAAAACCTTCTGTGAAAAATGTTGGTAAATGGGAAATCACAGACTCTATGTTTGTGTATAGACCCACAAAACCAAATGCCGTCATCAGGTTTATGGCCAAGTATCTTCTTGGCTTTAAATGGCACGATGAAATTTAATTATATTATGGAGTATTTGAATGTCACAACATATTTTATGGGTGGAGAAGTATCGCCCTAAGACTATCGAAGATTGTATTCTTCCTGATGGTATCAAGTCTACTTTCCAAGACTATGTAAACCGCAAAGAGATTCCCAATCTTTTGTTGGCAGGTTCTGCTGGTGTCGGTAAAACCACAATCGCAAAGGCTCTCTGTGAAGAAGTTGGTTGTGATTACATTATGATTAACGGTTCAGACGAATCGGGTATTGATGTTCTACGGAACAAAATCAAGAACTATGCATCATCTATGTCCCTATCAGGCGGCCGCAAGGTCGTTATCATTGACGAAGCGGACTATCTAAATCCAAATTCAACTCAACCTGCGATGCGTGGTGCAATCGAGGAGTTCTCATCCAACTGTTCGTTCATTTTTACATGTAACTTCAAGAACAGAATCATTGACCCTATTCATTCACGGTGTGCTGTTGTTGACTTTAAAATCAATGGTAGTAAACAGAAGATGGCTGCAGGATTCTTCAAACGTGTCGAATGGATTTTAGAACAAGAAGGTATCACATACGACAAGCAAGTGGTTGCTGCTGTTATCACCAAACATTTCCCTGACAACCGCCGTGTTCTGAACGAACTACAACGTTATAGTGTTAGTGGCACAATCGACAAAGGCATCTTGGCCTCGGTTTCTGATGTTCAAATGAATGAACTAGTGTCTTCTATTATGAACAAGGACTTCGCTTCCTGTCGAAAATGGGTGACAAACAACCTTGATAATGATATCACCAGAATCTTTAGAAACATCTATGATGGTCTGTATGAGAAGTTGAAACCAAACTCTGTACCGCAAATGGTTCTGATTTTGGCCAAGTATCAATATCAATCAGCCTTTGTTGCAGACCATGAAATCAATTTGATTGCCTGTCTCACAGAATTAATGGTCGAATGTGAATTCAAATGAGTCCGTTCGATTATGCCGATTTTATCCTGAGAAAGAAGGTGCCGGATGGTGAATTGGACTTCAAAGATTATGCACCTTTCCTAATCAATAGGTCTTTATCCAACCACTTAGATTGTGTCTTGTATGCCAACGACATGAACTTGTGGCCTGGAATTGATAAAGACATGCAATACCAGTATCTTCTAAATAGTATCAGGCCTATGAAACGGAAGTTTGTTCCGTGGCAAAAGGCCGATTCTGAGAAGGATATTGAATGTGTGAAAACCTATTTTGGGTATTCAAACTCCAAGGCTAAAGAAGCCCTACGTATCCTCACCGATGAACAAATCGCTGATATAAAAACAAAAATAGATACAGGCGGAGTGAAGAATAATGATAGACATTAAAGACTTAGTTGAAGTGACATTGGATGATAAAGATGATTTTCTAAAAGTACGTGAGACACTGACCCGAATTGGTGTCGCCTCCAAGAAAGACCAAACATTGTACCAATCTTGCCACATACTCCACAAACGTGGTCAATACTATGTGGTACATTTCAAAGAACTATTTGCCTTAGATGGCAAACCAACCGACATTTCTGAGAACGACCTATCCCGCAGGAATGCAATTGCAAACCTATTGGAAGATTGGGGTCTGGTAAAGATTGTCAATAAAAAACAAACCGAGGTGCCCACACCTATCTTTCTGTCACAGATTAAAATATTGTCACATAAAGAAAAGAATGATTGGCAACTTACACCAAAGTATAACATTGGTAAAAAACCAAACGGTTCTTGACAACTAGTATAAATACTGATATGAT